TGGAGATAATTTAACTATAAGTATTTTTGAAACAACAGTTACGTATGAGATTGTTCTGAATGGTATATCTACAACAATACATACAGAAACAGTTACTGCTAACAAAAATTTTGTAATTGGTTTTACACTTTCAAAATTATCTTTGCTTGCCTATAGTAATATTTCTAAGTTTTTCCAAAATTTATCTTTGTTGTCTTTGTATGTTGCTGGAAATAATGAAAAATCTTTTAGTGGAAAAATATATAAAATAGGATTTGATTCTTTTTATAATAATAAAAAAATTAATAAAATAGATAATGGTGGATTTCTTAAAATTAGCGATTCTTCCACAATAACAAATGCTATAAAAAAAGAAAATAAAATTATATATACAGCAAACCATAATTTTATTATTGGTGATATAGTAAGCATAACTGAAACAACATCAAGCATTCCTAGTGAATTTAATTTAAGTAATAAAGTTATTACAAATGTAACAGACACAACATTTTCTATTATTGCATCGCCAAGTGGAACCTATACTTCTGGCGGTGTTGCACAAGTAACACAAGAAAACAGGGCAACAGGAATTCTTTCTCATACAGCAAACTATACATTAGTGCCAATTGATAAGTTTGGACTATTTTTTGCAGACATTGCTATTTCTGGTTATTGGCAAGACTATATGCCACTTACATATTTTGCAAAGTATGTAAAAAACAACTTAAATGAATTAGTATATGATTTAGATTTTCTTCAATTTAATTTAGACTATCCAGAACCAATTGAGACATTTCAAATATCAACAAGTGGAGACATAACATATCAAGATCTAAAAGATAAATTTTCTATACCCTATAAAAAAACATATCACTACTTAGATAACAGTGCATTGACTGGATGGGAAGATTATGACGCACTTAGGCTTGCACTTGTTGAAAAATCATATTATGATACAAGTAAATCTTCAATAAAATCTTTTATTTCTTTTCAAAATATAGTTGATGGCTCAAATAAAACTCTTACAGATTTTGATAATATTATTGATGCATTTTCATCATCAATTGTTGACCCAAATACAACTACTTTTAATTGGGAAGACTCTGCTTATTCAGTCGTAGATGGTTCTATAATTTATCCACCATTAAAAAATATTGAAGAAAGAGCAGTTGATTTTAACAATATTGGTCTTGTGTATCATTTAGAGTTTACAATTAATGGAATTAATCACAATAAGATTGGTTTGAAAAAACTCCAAATTGCATCTCAAGTTTTAAATGCAGTAGACTTTACACCACTTGGAACAAAGTATGGAATTGATATTTATCCTTATGCAAAAAGAGGACTGTACTATAATTTTAAAGAAAAAAATCCAATATCTACCTATAAAGGTAGCACCCCATACTTATATCTAACAAGACATTCTGGATGGAGACTTAGAGGTGATTTTGATTTAGAGTTAGATCGTGGTATATCAATACCAATAAACAAAGAAGCAATTAAAGATATTAAAGTAAACTCTATTCAAGTTTGGTGTAAATATACAGAAAAAACTTTTCCTAGTGGAGAAGTAAAATTTTTATCATTAGTATCAAAAGATACAACATATGACTTTTATTTTGATGCAGACCAAACACTAGAACGTGCAAAAATATTTGCTAAAGACAGAAATACTGGTATAGTTCAAAAACAATTTTTATACTATGTTAATGGTAATTTTACTAATAATCCATATATACTTCGTGAGGAATGGTCATCTCTAAGTATTGCATTTGGCTCACTTCTTGATTTTAACGAATATTCTGGTAGATTAAATCTAAATGGCCCTTTAATCTATAACAATATTTCATATTATCTATCAAGTAATCTTGAGCAAGAACAAAGAATTCAAACAAGAAGTTGGGTAGAAGTTAGAGAATCAACATGGGATTATTGGCAATCCACTGTGCCACCAGCAGATACTCTTTGGAATGATGTAAAGATTATATCTGTAAGCCAGTTTGCACTAGTTGATCCATCTGTAGGGTATGCAAAATATATAGGAAATGATAGAATAGTAGTAGATGATGGTATTGGTGGGTTATTAATTAATCCAAAACAGGTAATTGATAGTAATGATTATGACAATATTAAGGTATATGGAACCACAGAGTGGTTAAACAGCACACGTATAGCAGTATAATCTGGTATACTTATTGATATGGAAGCATCAGACAACCCACTAATTAGTAAAAAAACAGGTAAACCAATAGTAAGTAATGTTCGTCGCAAGGTTATTGATAAGCATTATGATTGGGGCCTTTACGTTTACAAAAAGTCTAATGGCAAATGGTTTACTGATGACAATGGTTCTATTCTAAATATCCCTTCAATGAAAGGCGATATTGGTCAAATTTCTAAATTAAAGCAAGCAGCAATATACAATGGAGATCCAGGGGATGGCAAAGCAATCTTTGTTCCAGGTCTCACTAGAGTCACAGAAGAAGAGTATTCAGAACAAATGGAAAGATTAAAACAAGGATTGATTCCTTCAATGAATGACCTTGGTGCATGGAAAGCAGCACAAGACACAGTTGACAAATATGGTAGGGGAGTTTTAGATGAGTGATGAACTAGAATATCAGTATGTGAGTGCTGCATTAAACACACAAGAACAAGAAGAAAGTATATTTAAGAAAAATGATCCATTTAATCAAGACTGGACATTGCTAAAAGATTTAGCAGGAATTGAACAAAACTTTAAAAGACGAACAGCCAGAAATATTGGAAAGGCTGTTGATACATATAGTTCAGCAGTAATGACAAGAAGTCAGCAACCAACAACTGCATATCTTGCATCAGCCAATTCTGATCAAACAGGACAAGATGGAACTGGTTCAAAAACAATTAATCCTGGAACAGTATATAGAAATGGTTACGGACTATTTGATGTAATCACTCCACCATATAACCTGTATGAACTTGCAAATTTTTATGATACTTCATTTGCTAATCATGCTGCTATAGATGCTAAGGTAGAAAATGTAGTTGGACTTGGATATCACTTTGAAATGAATGCCCAGACAATGATGAAACTTTCCTCTGCAACAGATGATGCAGCAGTAGAAAGAGCAAGAAATAGAATCGAAAGACTTAAAATTGATTCTAGAGAATGGATTGAAGGTCTAAATTCTGACGATAGTTTTACAACTATTATGGAAAAAATTTATACAGATGTTCAGGCAACTGGCAATGGATATCTTGAAGTTGGTCGTAAAGTAAATGGAGAGATTGGTTATATTGGTCATGTTCCATCAACAACTATGCGTGTGCGTAGATTGCGTGATGGCTTTGTACAAATCATTGGTCCAAGACTTGTTTACTTCCGTAATTTTGGGGCTAAGAATCAAAATCCATTAACAGATGATAATCGTCCCAATGAGATAATTCACTTTAAAGAATACTCTCCATTAAACACATACTATGGTGTTCCAGATATCATTGCAGCACTTCCTTCTCTTATTGGAGATCAATTAGCATCACAATACAATATTGATTATTTTGAAAATAAGGCTGTTCCAAGATATATTATTACTTTAAAGGGTGCAAAACTTTCTGCAGATGCAGAAGATAAGATGTTTAGATTCTTACAGACTGGTCTTAAATCTCAATCACATAGAACCTTGTATATCCCACTTCCTGGTGATACAGATACAACAAAAGTTGAATTCAAGATGGAGCCAATTGAAAATGGAATTCAAGATGGTTCATTTAAAGAGTACCGCAAGCAAAATCGTGATGATATTTTAATTGCTCATCAGGTTCCTATTTCAAAACTTGGTGGAGCAGATTCTGGAATTGCAGCAGCACTATCACAAGATAGAACATTCAAAGAGCAGGTCGCACGACCAGAACAAGAAAAAATTGAAAAAATTCTTTCTAAGATTTTTAAAGAATTTACAGACATAATTGAACTTAAGTTTAATGAATTAACACTTACAGACGAAATAGCACAATCACAAATTCTTGAAAGATATGTTAAGAATCAGATTATGCTTCCAAATGAGGCTCGTGAAATTCTTGATTTGCCACAAGCACCGCACGGAAACGATCCATTACAGTTGACTGCTCGTGCAGCAGCAGATGCAAGTGCTAATAGTGATAAGAATAGGGCAAGAGATGGGGAGAGGGCAAACAACTCTTCAGATAGTCCTGCAACTGTCGCTGGAAGAAATCCAAAAGGTGAAGGACGATCATCTCAATAATTGATACATGTAGTAAAATGTTTGGTATAATAGGAGTGATATGAACATAAATAAAGCACATTGGTCAACCGATGGTACAAATGTTCGTCTCTCAATGCCATTTGCAAAAGTGGACGAAGAGCGTAGAATTGTATCTGGTTTTGCTACTCTAGACAACCTAGATAAGCAAGATGACATTGTTACACAAGAAGCAAGTGTTGCAGCATTTGAAAAGTTCAAGGGCAACATTAGAGAAATGCATCAGCCACTAGCAGTAGGCAAACTAATGTCATTTAAGCAGGATCGTTATTTTGATCCAAACACAAAGAAGTTTTATAATGGTGTATATGTATCTGCATATATTTCAAAGGGTGCACAAGATACTTGGGAAAAGGTTCTTGATGGAACTCTATCAAGTTTTTCTATTGGTGGAAACATTCACAAGTGGGATGATGCTATTGACCAAAATACTCAAAAAGCAATACGTATCATTAAAGACTATGACCTATTTGAATTATCTTTAGTAGACTCTCCAGCAAACCAACTGGCAAATATTTTATCAGTACAAAAAAATGCTGATGGACAAACAACTGTAACAGGTTCTTCATCTGAAGTTGTTTTAGAAAATGTATTTTGGGATTCAGAGAATGGAATTGTTTCATTGTCAGAAGAAGAATCTGCGACTAGTCCAGTAGATGGAAGTCCAATGAAAAATATAGGTTTCGTTGAAAAAAGTGATAACGAAAAAACAGAAATGATAAAGTTCTTAGTTGATAGTGCTAAAGGCATTAAGACAATTAAGATGACAAAGGAGGTTAGTCCTATGACAGAAAATACAGACGTTTCAGTTGAGGATGTAAAGGTTGAAACAACAGTTGTTCCAATCGGATCAGAATCAGAAACACTAAATAGTTCAGAGGTCGCTCCAGAGACACAACCAGAAGAAGAGACACCAACACTTGATGCTTCATTGGCACAGTCTGAAGAAACTATTGGGGAACCAGTAGCAAATGATTCAGAAGCAGATGAACCACAAGATATTGTTGATGTTAAAAAGTCAGATACCGCTATCGCCGATGCAGTTTCAGACATGAAAACTTCTCTTACAAATGCCTTTGGCGATTTAGCAGCAACCATTAAATCTATTAATGACCAGGTTGCTGAGTTGAGCAAGTCCCTTTCGTCAGTAACTTCTGATGTTGCTAATGTAACAAAAGAAGTTCAAGACGTTAAGGAAAACTTTAACGAGTTTGGAAAGCGAGTAGATGCAGTAGAAACTGACACTGCTTTCCGCAAGTCTGGCGATCTTGGCGAGATCGTGCAGTTTGAACCTGTAAGGGTTCAGAAATCCCTATGGGGCGGTCGTTTCCTCAAAAATACCGACCTATTTAACTAATAAAAAATCACAGGAGGTGAAATATATGTCGGAACAAAATAATACAGAGATCGTAAAGAACTATCCATCATCAGATGCACCAGCAGGTGCACTTAACGGTGAAGGTTCATTTGCATCTGGAACAACAGTTGGAGACGCAACCCCAAACGGGTATGGCGTTCTTAGCAACATTCCAGTTGCGAACCTAGGTTCAACAAGCGGTCCTAACGCAGTAAACCCAACTGGTGTCGCAGGAGGAATCTTGCTACCAGAGCAGGCTCGTCGTTTCATTGACTACGTGTGGGATGCAACAGTTCTCGCCCAAGACGGTCGTAAGGTTACTATGAGAGCCAACACCATCGAACTTGAGAAGGTTAATGTTGGTGAGCGTGTTATTCGTGCTGCTGCTCAAGCATCATACGATTACACAAACACAGGTGCAACTTTTACAAAGGTTGAATTGACTACAAAGAAAATTCGTCTGGACTGGGAAGTTTCAACTGAGTCTCTAGAAGACAATATTGAGGGAGGTGCTCTTGAAGACCATATCGTTCGTTTGATGACAAATGCATTTGCAAATGACATCGAAGATCTCGCTATTAATGGCGATGGTTCAACAGGAGATTTCCTATCTATTATGAACGGTTTCGTAAGCCGTACAACAGCAGGTGGATCAGGTGCACATGAATCAATCGTAGAGGTTGTAGACAATAAGTGGACAACTGATGTTATGCAAAATATTATCTTGGCAATGCCACGCAAGTATCGTGCTCTCAAGCAAAACTTGAAGTTCTATGCTGGTACAGATGCATTCCAGGGAATTATCAAGCACAACGGTACACTTGCTGATGCAATTGCAGAAGCCTTTGCTGGTACTCCAGCAGGTACACCTGCAAACCGTCAAGCATACCTTGATGGATCAGCACAGACATTCGGTGGTGCTCGCACTACTCGTGTTCTGGGTGTAGATGTTCAAGAAGTTCCATACTACCCTGCAGGATATGTCGATTTGACATTCCCACAGAACCGTGTATGGGGATTCCAAAGAGACATCACTGTTAATCGTGAATACAAGCCAAAGAAGGATACAATTGAGTATACAGTCTTTGTTCGCTTTGGTATTCAGTGGGAAGAACTTGATGCAGTTGCTTATGCAGATGCTGCAGAAGATCTATAATTCTTAACACAACAAAGATAAGGGGGAGTAGAGTAAAATCTACTCCCTCTTTTCAATTAGGGAGATAGTAAATGTCTTATCAAAATAATGATGGCAATCAATTAAACGGCACTGGATCTTTTGCTGTAGGTGGCGTTGGTGGAGCAATTGTTATGGGGCCAAATGGATTAACCACTCAGATGATTTTGGGTAATTTAAATGGTGGAGCAAATATGGGAGAAACATCAGGACCAAATGCTGTAAATCCATCTGGAACACCAAATGGTATTAGGCATGCACAACAAAACAATTTTAGAAGTTCCAGAAAATAACTATATTCTGGTATAATAATCCTAGGAGGTAATCATGAAAGATTTTTTTAAATTCGAAGGTCAAGATAATGTTGATGATGTTTCAACAGATAACTATGACAATGAAGCAGCAATTGAAGAAGTAGATGTCCATGTTGAAGAAACACCAGTTTTGGAATATATTCCAGTAACTGAAAAAGTTGCATCAACCTTTACTTCAAGTTCTTCAGTAACAATTTACTCATTAAGAGATTTTGTTATCCCAGGAGTTGGTCCAATTAAAAAAGGATACAACACAGTTTCAAGTTTAGATCATGAAAAGTTAAAGCATATTAAGGCAATTCGTTTGGCTCGTCCAGATGAGATTGCAAGACGACAGAAATAAGGAGATACATAATGTCAGATTTATCAAATGATGCAACACCAGTTGCAGATGAAAGACAAGAAGCAATTCTTGAGGCAAAAGTATTTAATGAAGCATTGCAAGTAGAAATGGATAAGCAGCCAAAGCCTGCAAAGCCAGAACCAGTTGCAGAAGTAGATGATAGACAAGAAAATGTTCTTCGTGCAAAAGCATTTGTTAAGCCAGTTGTACCAAAGGTTGTAGCAAAGCCAACAAAAAAGCCAAAGGCAGTTGCAAATGTCCCACTTTATTCTTCAAAGAATATACACGTAGGTGCAACATTCTTAAAATTTGGTTACAATATTGTTACTGAAGAAGCAGCAGCAAAATGGTTAAAGTTCAAGGCAGTTAGAAAAGCAACTGCAGAAGAAGTTAAAACAGCCTACGGGAAATAATAGTGATAATTAGAAGAGTACCTCCATATCCAATTGATATAAAATACTCTGTTCCGCTTCCAAATACGGAATATTATTTTACAATTGAAAACTCGCCTAAGACAGTTGAGGCAGAGGTAACTATTATGTCTGATGCAGATTCCCAGATAACCTATACGCTTACTGGGGATTTCATCAAATATGATCATGACTATGCAGTTAATGTATATGAAATAAATTCTGATGCAGAAGAACATATTGTTGTTCAAGATATTTTAAATGTTATTCGACCATATGTTGATGTAAGAAGTTTAGTATCAACTGCCTCAGAAATAAAAGAATATGAAGACTATGAACTTCTTGCTAGAACAATTATCAATTCAATTATTGGACCACAAGGATTTTTGTTTGAAAAAAGTATTCTTGAAGTAGTAGGACAAGGAAATGATTACCTACCACTTTGGAATTTGGCATATAAGATTTTGCAAGTATACGAAAATTCAGAACTTGTTTATGATGCATCTCAAAACCCAACATATGTAAAGGGTGATTATGTCTATGGAATTACACAAGATCGTTCAGCAATATATAAAGACTTTATTGGAAATTCAGTAGGGTATCAAAATGGTGGTGCATATAATCGTTCAGAAAAAAAACCAACAAGACTTAGAAGAGCAGCATCAGATTCATTTAATCAGTTTAGTTCATTAGATACTCCAGAACTATCAATGGGTCAGACAACAGTTATGTTTCCTGAAGGAACAGACTACGTTATTTTTTATGAAACAGGGCATAGAGTTATTCCAAACGATATTCGTGATGCAACCGTAAGATTAATTGATGACATTAAATGTGGTAAATTAGATTATTACAAACGATCTATTGATTCATACCAAACAGATCAATTTACAATTACGTGGGATCAAAGACATCTTGATGGTACTGGTAATTTATTTGTTGATAAAGCATTGGAAAAATACACGACTTCAATTCGTAAACCATGGGTGATTTAAATGACTCATATTCCTTCAAACTGTGAAGAAACAGATCTTTATTTTCCTATGCTTGCAGATATTTATTACCCAATAATTACACAAGGACAATATAATGAAGTTAAGAAAAATTGGGTATTTGACAAAAGTGTAGCAATTAATGTCATGCCATATTCTAGAAAAGGTATGGGCGAAATTACACCACAAGTATTTCTTCAATACAAAGATACACTGATTGGAAGAGTTAGAACAGACATAAGAATTACTAGTCGTGAATCATCAGAAGCATTAACTAATATATTAATAACAAATATAAGAGCAAATTCAGGACAGGCCATTCATCTAGAGTCGGCTGGACCTAGAGCAGGTAAAGGAACTATTTATGAGATTGCATCATTTGATCCACACTTTGCTCCGTATGGAGATATAGATTTCTATTCATTAGTAATAAGAAGGTCAGAGAATCAGGCAGTAGAATAATGATAACAACATTAAATATGAAAGACTTTGATTCTAAAATGAATAACTTTATAGAATATTCAATAGGATTTTTAGATGGTATTCATTCTGCAAAACCAGTATTTTTTAAAGAATTAAGTTATGGAGTAGTTTTAGCACTTTCAAAATATATAGACTCAATGGCAAGAATGGATCCACAAGCACTGCATCATATTTATGAATGGTATCAGACTGGATCACCTGAAGCAAGATTGTTTAATTTAAAATCAACATCAAATAGTTCTGGTTTTATGGTTACATCATCTTTTAAACAATCAAAAACATTATCAAAAGATTCTCATCAAATTTTTGCAAACAAAGCAATGGTTATGGAAAATGGAATGCCAGTAACAATTACACCTAAAAAAGATGTTCTTGCATTTGAAATAGATGGAGAAATGGTTTTTACTAAAAAAAGTGTAACTGTAGCAAATCCTGGAGGTTCAAGGGTAAAAGGTTCTTATGAGCAAACATTTAATTCATTTTTTGATAATTACTTTTCACAATCATTTCTTTTATCATCTGGATTGTTAAATCATCTTGAGGATGTTTCAACATATAAAAATAACCTAAAACAAGGATCTTTAGGCGGTAGATCAGTTGGAATAAAAACAGGGTACCAATGGTTATTAAATGCAAATATTGTAGTAGAATAAGAACATGCCAAAAACAATAGACTTACCATACCCACCATATTGGATCAATCAATATATTTATGAAAAGTTGGCAGAGTATGAAGACATTGGTATAAGTTCTGCATCTACATTAAATCCTATTTTTGCAACAAGCCCAACAAATATAGATGAAGTCTACAAAGATGTCATACAGGCTACAACAATATCTGAACCTCTTGTAATCATTTATGACAAAATGATAACATTTAGACCAACCAAGTTTTATCCACATAAAAGAGAGCAATTGGTTTATTTCCTTTATAGCACTAGTCTGGCAAATGTAAATAATGCTAATATAGTAATATCACAAATTTTAGACAGAGAAGATGCTGCAGCACAGGACCTCAATCAATGGGCATTAGAAAAACAAAAGGGCACAAACCCACTGCCAATGCCATACAATGTTTTATTTCATAATATAAAAGTTTATCAGGCTCAAGAATCTAGGGACCTTTTAGACCTAGCCTCTGCAAGAACTATGTTTATTAATAAGTTGATCATTGAGTATGACTATCATGCTAAAAATGACTCAACCTATAAATGATAAAAACACTAGTATAATAGGGCTTGAGGAAACAAACGCCGTACAACTTAATATAAATTCGAAAGAAGAGGTGAAATAAATGGCTTATACCCGTGGTAATTCCAACCAAATCATTGTTGGTGCAGCAGCATTCTTTATCGCTGACTCACAACTTTCAGCACTTCCACATAGTCTTGATGCAAAGTACTCATACCGTGAGACACTTTCTGCTTCAGGTGTGACTGATGTTGTCAATGTTGGTTATACAACTAACGGTCTTGAATTGGCATTCGCACCAAATTTTGGTGAAGTGTCAGTAGATCAAATTTTGGACGTTGCAAAACTTTACAAGCAGGGCATGAAGGTTGATATGAAGACTGAGTTTGCAGAAGCAACACTTGAGAATCTATTGATTGCACTTGCTTATTCATCAGACGAACTTGATGGTGAAGTAGGAGATGCTGGTGGAAAGGTTCTTAATCTTTCTGCAGGTCAACTAGGAGAATGTCCAGTAGAGCGTGGAATCATTGCAGTTGGTCCAGGATCTGGAGACTGTGTTGATTCAGCACTTGCAGAGCGTATTTATGTCGGTTTCAGAGCATTGTCAATTGACAACGTTTCTGTAATGGCAAAGCGTGATGCTCCATCAATGTTCGCAGTAAACTTCCGTATGCTTCCAATTGATTCTGGTACATATGGTAAGATTATTGACCGTACATTTACAACTTCAGGCCCAATCCCTGTAGTATAATAAAAACTTAATAATAACATTACCCATCACTGTAACAGGTGGTGGGTTTTGTTTTTCTATGATAGAATTGTAATATATGGCTACATCAATTTATTCAATTAAAAAAATATACACGGTTGATGATACTGAGATTGAAATCCACCCACTGAAAATAAAATACCTAAGAGAATTTATGGATATTTTTCATACTGTTGACTCTGCAAAAACAGATGAATTAGTAGTTGATATACTTAGCGATTGTGCAAGAATTTGCATGAAACAGTATTACCCTAATTTTTCAAATAGTATAGCGTCAGTTCAAGATAATTTTGATATGGCAACAATATATCAAATACTTGATTATTCTGTTGGAATTAAAATTAATGCTGATAAACAAGAAACTGTAAAACAACAAGCGACAACAGAAGAAAATGACTCTAGTTGGAAAAGCCTTGATTTGGCAAAATTAGAAACAGAGGCATTTCTATTGGGAATTTGGAAAGACTATAATGAACTAGAAATGTCTTTATCAATGCCAGAACTAATGTCTACAATTTCAAGTAGAAGAGAACTAGATTATGAGGAAAAAAAATTTTTAGCGGGAATTCAAGGTATAAATCTTGATGAACAATCAGGATCAGATAAAGGACAAAAAGAATGGGAAGACATGAAAGCAAGAGTCTTTAGCAAAGGACAAGCAAAAGACAGTAGAGATATTGTATCTTTACAGGGACAAAATGCAATAAATGCAGGATTTGGAATTGGGATGGGATTAGAATATGAGAACCTATCTTAACGCCTAATATGATATAATTAACTAAACCTTATAAGGAGGGTAAATGACAACAACAATTCATCAAGAATCAGAAGTTACTCTGATTGATGGCACAATAATCAAGGTCAGACCATTGAAGATCTCTTTGCTTCGACCATTCATGAAATCATTTGAAAAGATTCAGGACGTAGCAGAAGATAACGATAAGTCAATGACTCTACTTCTTGAGTGCGTACAGATTGCAATGCAACAGTATGCTCCAGAATTAGCAAAGGATGCAACAGCACTTGAAGATCTAATTGATCTTCCAACAGTTTATGCAATTGTTGAAGCAGCATCTGGAACAAGACTTGCCGATACAGCAATGCTTTAAAAATTAATACAACAATTGAATAGGAGAAGGGTCACTCTGTGAGAGATGTAAATGCTAATATAGTCGTAAATGTTAATACGTCTGAAGCATTAGCACAACTCAAGGCTTTACAGCGTGAAATAGCAACTCTCCATTCATCTATATCAAAATCTAGTGCTGCCTCAGTTGCAGCACAAAAGAATTTACAGACAAATCTTTTAAATTCTATTAATGCAACTGGACAGTTTAGTGCCCAGATGGGCGTTATAAGAACTTCTACGGAGTCGTTTACTCACGCATTAGAAAATAATAAACTCTCAATGCGTGAGTATTTCCGTTATGCGGGAGCATCTACCAAATCTTTTGGTCGTTTATTTAAATCAGAATTTGACACAATAGGAAAAGTTGCAGAAGATCGTGTAAGAAAACTTCAGACACAATATATTAGTATGGGCCGTGATGCCAAGGGCGCAATGCAGGCAGTGTCAATCACACCAAATACATTAAATCTTAAAGATTTTTCAACTCAGGCAATGATTGCTGCCCAGAAGCAAGCACTATTTGGACAATTATTAAAACAAGGTTCAACAAATATGTTAAACTTTGGTAAAAATACACAATGGGCTGGTCGCCAACTTATGGTTGGTTTTACAGTTCCTCTTGTTTATTTTATGTCTGCTGCATCTAAAGCATTTATTGATCTTGAAAAAGAAGCGGTTAAGTTTAAGCGTGTTTATGGTGATATGTTTACGACTACTGCAGATGTTACAAAAGCATTACAAGATGTACAAAATATTGCTAATGGTTTTGTAAAGTATGGTGTGGCAGCAAAAGATACCATGGCAATTGCTGCTGACATTGCAGCAATGGGAAAAACTGGAGTTGACCTAACTAATCAATTAACTCAGGCAGTAAAACTATCCGTATTAGGAAACATTGATCAACAACAGGCACTTCAAACAACTATCTCAATTCAAAATGCTTTTGGCATTTCTACAGACCAATTAGCATCAAAGATTGACTTTTTAAATGCTGTTGAAAACCAGACAGTATTAAATATTGAAGACTTGACTGTGGCTATTCCAAAGGTTGCACCAGTAATTAAACAACTTGGTGGAACCGTAGAAGATGCTGCCTTCTTTATGACAGCAATGAAAGAGGGTGGAATTGAAGCAGCACAAGGTGCCAACGCACTTAAGTCTGCAATGGGTTCTATTATTAATCCAACTAAGTCTGCATCGGAATTCCTTGCTGGATTTGGCGTTAATATAAAAGGTATTGTAGATGCAAATGCAGGAAACCTTCGTGCAACGATTACAGGAGTTGCTCAGGCACTTGATACTTTAGATCCACTTAATCGTTCTCGTGCTATTGAAATGATGTTTGGTAAATTTCAATTTGCACGTATTTCAACACTATTTAAAAATATCACAAAAGATGGTTCACAGGCAAATAAAGTATTAGAATTAACTCAAAATTCAGTTGAAGAACTTGCAATTTTATCTCAGCGAGAAATGAAAACTGTTCAAGATGCAGTAGGAACAAACTTTAAAGCATCAATTGAAAAATTAAAAATAACTATTGCACCAATTGGAAAAACATTTTTACAAGCAATTACTCCATTAGCAAAAGCACTTGGAGATATTTTTGAAAAATTTAATAATTTAAGTGATGGTACAAAAAAGTTTATTGTTACTGTGGTTTCTCTAGGAGGAATTTTAGGACCATTAGCACTAATGACATTTGGTTTAGTCGCTAACGGTGCAGCAAACATAATTAAATTATTCCTAATTATGAGAAATGGTTTTCTTAGACTTGGCGGGGAATCTAGAAATTTAGGACAACAACTAACATACTTTAATGAAGAACAACTTCAAGGAGTAACAGTCGCAGCATCTCTAAACCAAGCACACACACAATTAACACAAAAATTTGAACTTGAATCAGTAGCCGTAAATTCATTAAGAACTGCATATATTGCTGCTGCTGCTGCAGCAAGAGGGTTTGCCATTGCAAATCCAGGAATGATGACTAGTAAAGTTCCTGGTAAATTTGCAGTTGGGACAACAAGTGTGCCAGGACCAGCAGGCGCAGGAGATATTATTCCATCACTGTTATCCCCTGGAGAAGCAGTTATTCCAGCGAAAGTTGCACAAGATCCAACGAATAAACCATTAATTTCAGCATTAGTAAATGGAACAGTTAAAAAATATTCAATTGGAACTGCAAATGCTGGAGAGCAATATTCACATGTTGGTGGATCTAAAATGCAGCCAATTGATACTTTGCTTGCATTGCCAAATATTAGCGAACTAGACAAAGCAAAATTAACTGTTTATAAAGACTTTTTATCTGCTAATGGATATAGCACAGAAGTTAGCACAAGACATAATCTTGCATTTTCTTTCCCAGGCGAATTAAATAGAGCACTGGCTGGATCAGGAATTTCTTTTGAAGAATTTCAAAAGGCTTGGACAAATGGTGGTGCAGGTAAATGGATTTCTTCAAACATACCAGCATCAGAAGCCAAATTAATAGATGATGAAATTTTAAAAAAAATTCAATCAGGTAAGCATACTGCTATAACTGATAAGATTGTTGAGCAAGCATTTTTAGATCTTCCTGCTAAAATAAAAGCAATACCAACATATCAAACCATGAGTCAACTTTATTCAACTCTTGGAGAATATACTATAAGCAGAGGACTACCTTCTACTCCTAAAGGAATAATTGAAAAACTTAACATGGCAGGCAAAGATGGCATTGCTGCAGAAAGACTTGGAAAATATCCTGTTGTTGAAATTAATAATGCTACAGTTTTAACAGAAGGACCAGGTAAAGGGTTAACAATAAAGCAGGCAATGAGGGCTGGTAAGTGGAGACCTCCAAATTATCAGCATACAATTATTACAAGAGGTGACAGACTTGATCAAAATAGTGGAATATATATTGCAGATAGTGATGGAATTCCACGCTCTGTTGGTCGAGGCGGAGATGGACAAAGAAATCCAATAGGGCAACGACCAAAACCACTAAAAATTCCAAAAATATCTAATCCAGTTATTGGAGCAGACCCAATTCCTGTTGGAGAATTTGAGTATACAAGTCAATCACTTTCTAGACCTGGTGGTTATAGTTATAAGGAAGCAAATCATTTAAGTGGAGTTTATGAAACATCAGATGGAAGAAAAGTTTTTGCAAAACCTGTAAGAGATTTATTGTCTGCTAGAGCAGAACAAAGGGCTACACAAATTGCAAGAGATGTACATGGACTTAAAGCACCAACACAAACATTAAGATCTATGCTAGATCCAAAAACAGGAAAGCCAGTATTATTTTTGGAATCACCATATGATGCAAACTTTGTAGAAATGAATGGCAAATTTACAAAGGGTCAATACTTTAAACAACTTGTTGCATTAGCACTTCGTGGCGATATAGATCTTCAAAAATCAAATCTTTCTGGAGACAAAGTTGCAGATGTAGGTGCTGCTGGAGTATTTGATCGTGCTTCAGGAGAGAGAGAACTTTCTAAAGATATGCGGTCTATGAAAGATACTGCAAGGATTGCTCTTATGGGGGCAAAAGCAAAAGGAGCAAATTATGATTTTGCTAAATCAACTATGGACATACCATTTAGTAAAGGTATGGATAGAGATAAATATCATGCATTAATTATTAATGAAATAGAAAAAACTCTTCCAAAACTTAAAAAGACTGTGGCAAATTTTGAAAATCTCAGTCCACAAGAATTGACAGCAAATCAAAATATGATCAAAAGACTTGAGGCTGGTCTAAATGAAAACTGGAGAGAAATCTATGATACCCATGTACAGGTACGTCCAAAAGAAGACCTTAAGGAATTAGATAAGTCTTTGAGATCAAAGAGTAAAACACCAACAGCAAGGGGAGAAGTTGTTGCGGTTAACCTTAAAGAATTTATAAAGCATATAGATAAAAATGGAAAGATTTCTTATGAAGCAATAACAGGACAAAATGCAGAACTTTTGCCAAAAAGCATTAAGAGTACTCAAGGCGCTGCAGACACTCATGCAGTATTTTTGCCAAAGGGTTCAGAAATTGTTAAGTTAAAGGGTGGTGCTTCCAAAAAGGTAAACCCTATAAGAATTCCTGGACATGCAGATGCTCCTACATTTTCTAATCCAGATCTATCAAATCCTGGGTCTGGGGCACAACAAAATTATAATCGTGCATTGACTTCTGGAGCAACTGCAATAGAAGGACAAACTCAGCAAACAATTAAAACAGCAAAAGCAACATCACAATTTGGAAATAAAATGATGGGTGGAGTTAGTTTTGCTTCTGGATTAGTCTTTGCTATGTCATTTTTACATGGTAAAGTTGGAGAGTTTGCACAAAAAATTGTACCAATTGCAATTATTCTTCCACTAGTTTTACAAGCAATGACAATGATGAAAGGCACACTACTTAAATCAAGTGCAGAGTTAGCAACACTTAGTGGTCCAGCAAAATGGATGGCAATGGCAAAAGGTCCAATGCTACTTGCAGTAGTTGCAATAACTGCCTTTACACTTGCAATAAAATCAATAAATGACGCTGCAAATAAAGCAAGAGAAGCCGTTTTAAATGTAGCAAAAAATACTGGAACAACAAGTGATAGTCTTGAAAAACTTGGTATTTTTGCAAATAAAGCATCTGCTGCAGAACAATTAAGATATAGACAAGAACAAAATAAAAAACCATTAGGTATAGCAGCAGGTAAAACATCTTATGGAGAAGCATTTGTTAAAACGCAAAACAATGCAGAATTTATTGCTTCTATCAAAGAAAACTTATCTACTAATGGTGTAACAAAAACTATTCAAGACCTACAAAGACAACTATCAACAGCAGTTGTTTCTGGAGTTCTTAATCAACAACAGGCAAAAAGCATTGCACTTGAAATGGGAACAGCATTAGGAAATCAGTCAATAGGAATTAACGTATCTGCAAAGTTAGATGAATTATTTGGACCTAATGGTGAAAATCTTTTAGATCCTAATGCTTCTATAAATCTTAAAGTTAAATTACTTCAAGAAGCCAATTCACAAATTAAAAAACCAGGAGACTTAAAGTTAGGTCCAGTAGGAAAAATAGACTCTAAACTAGGATTGTTAGGAAGTATTGCTGCAGGAGCAACTGGTGGCTATGCAACAGGTTCAGTAGTTGGTGGTATTGGTGGCATGGTAACAGGTGGTCCGCTTGGAGCACTTGCTGGAGTAATGGCTGGCGGACCTATCGGAGGACTTATCGGTGCAATCTCTGGTGGCGTAATGGGAATGAAAGCCATGGCTTCACAAGGTAAACTAGTAGCAGCATGGTCTGCAGCAAATGTTGCATCACAGACTCAAGCACTTACAATTGCAAATGAAATGGAAGCATCTCTTCAACTTCAATATGAAAAAGAAATGGCAACTGCTAAGTTGGCTGGAGATACAGCAAAACAAAGAAAATTAACAAAACAATATACACAAGATTTACTTGCCCTAGAAGAACAAAGAAATAAAATAGGAAAATCTGTTCTTAGATCTTATGATCAAGCACAAGGAAATACAGAAAGACAAATGCTTAAATCTGCAAAATCTGCAGCAGAAGCAAAAAATAAAGAAAATCCACAATATGCTCTTGCCCAAGAACTGCTAAAGAGTACAAGTGGAAGAAGAGAATATGCTTTAACTGTTTCAATGGCATCTGGAGATTTAACACCAGAGCAAGTTGTACAAATTATGCAAACCTTTGGTAAAAATAAAAAAGACTTAAATGCTTTTGTAAATCTTTTGCCTAAAATAGGTGGCGCAGGACAAAGCAAGGCTGCAGATATTTTATCAGCATTTGTTAGTAAAGACGGAACAATAAATGAAAAGGCTCAGTCAGAATTTATTATTCAATTAACTAATACAAAAAATTCTAAAGAAGCAAACGACCTAATGAATTTTTATGATGTGCTTAGTAAAAATGCTGGAGTATTAGATGTTGGTGTAATAGTAAATTATTACTTAAATAATCCAGAAGCAAAAAAGACACTAGATGGAATATTAAAGAAAATAGATAAAAATGATGGCAAACTAAATATTGATGTTGCTACAAAAATACTTCCAGTTGAATATATGAACGCAGTAGACAAAGCATATTTTAATTCATTAGCACAAAATGAGAAAAAAGTTTATTTACAAGAAATTGCTCAAATTATGTCAATAGATGTTCAAACACTATTAAATGAAAATGATGATTTTGGAAAATGGGGAGTATCAAAGGGGTACCTAGTAAAAGGTAAGGGTGGACTAAAGGTAGCACCTAACGCTCCACTGCTATCAACAATTAAAGAAGAATATGCAGATGCAATTGGACAAAAAGGTACTAATGCAAATAAGTCTTCTGCGGTCAAGTCTTCAACAGATGGAAGTACTTCATCTAGTGGTGTAACTAAAACAGATCCATATGCATTCTTACAAGGTGCAATAGATAGTGTAAGAAAGTTTAAAAACTTATCAATTGATGCAATAACGCCACTAAATGCATTAAAACAAGTTATGTCAGGCAAAATAAAATTAGATGCATTTAATGGTCTTGCAGAAAAACTTGCAGCAGTAAAGAAGGTTGGCATTAAGGGTGGGGCTGGAATGTCAGAAGGATTCATGGATGCCCTTCTTGGACTTGATAAAGCAACATTTGATAAACTTAATAAAAAAATATATACTATTAAAAATGGAATCATTACTTTAACAGCACAAGGTAAGGCAGCAAATAAATTATTCGATGCTCAAGCATTAGGTGAATCTGCTGGAGCATTACAAAAACTTGCAAGAGAAACAAATGAACAATCAAAAGCATATCGTATGCTTATTGCAAGTGGTCTTGATAGTGCTACAGCAATGAAGATTTCTAGTGATGCAGCATTAGCATCACAGATTGCAAATAAGCGTTTAACCCTTACAAGTAAAGAATGGAAACAATATGCTGCATCAATCAAGGCAGCAAAGGCAGCAGAAAAAGAAGCATCAGTAACAAACTTAATGGATAGATTAAGACAAGAAGTTAATGCAACAAATGATAAAAAAACTGCAACTGATAAATTAACTGCAGCAGGAATTAGTTTGGCAAGAGCCGAAGAAGTAGCATCAGACCAGGCTGCTGCTTTTGCTATAGCCAATGGAAAGATAAAGCCTGAAGATTGGCCAGTTTTGTTAGATTTAATTAAAAAAACTGGCAGTGCTATTGGTGGTGCTACAAATGCTCTTGATGAATTTTTAAATAAAATGCATGCAGACACAAAGTTAAAAATGGACTTTGCTCCTACTCTTTTGCAATTAAAAGAAATGGGTGCTGATTCACAACTTATTCAAGATATACTCGGAAATCCTGAATTGATGCAAAGTATCCTTGATGGATTAGCAAAAGCATCAAATAAGGGTGAGTTTTTAAAACAAGTACTTGATGAAGCAACTAGAAATAGAACAGTTAATATTGATATTAATATGATTGCTGATCCAAAGACTGAAATTAATAATCAGATAAATGATTTAACATCTGCAATAGATTCTCAAATTTCAGTAATTGATGCACAGATAACAGTAGTTCATGATCAATTTGATCCATTAATTGCTGGAGCACAAGCATCAGTAGATGCAGCACAAGCATCAATAGATGCAATTAACGCAATGTACGATACACAAATTAATGCTATTCAATCTACGATTGATGCACAACAACATGCTATTGCTCAAATGTTTGATGCTCCTATCGCAGCATTCCAGAATGACATCGCTGCATTACAAAAGCAGATGGCAGACACTATTGATAAGCCAGTTCAAGCACTTAATGATAAAATTTCTGCTATACAACATCAGATTGATATTCAGTTTACAAGACCTTTGGCTGCATTATCAGATGAGTCAAACATCCTTTCTAACAATTTAACAATTTTAAATCATCAAGAGCAAGCAATTAATGATAAATATGATAAGCAAATTGCTGCACTTGAAGAAGTCAATAAAATTAATCAAGATATATCTAATCAAAAGAAATCACAACTGTCTATTGCAGATGCATTAAGTAAGGGTGATATTTCAGCAGCAGCCAAGGCTATTGAGGACATGAGGGCACAAGAGGCTGCCTCAGCAGGTCAATCAGCAGTAGATGCGATGAACGCAGCACGTAAGGGTGAATTAGGTGGCTTAACTGTCAACGGTATGACAAAAGTACAAATAGAACAGCGTCAGTATGAAATTCAACAGCAACAGTTTAAATTACAACAACAGCAAGCAGTACTTGATAAAGAAATTCAGGGTTATCAGGATCAAATTTACCAGATTGAACTTGGACGAAAGGCTATTCAAGATCAAATTACGGCTATTGAAGAAAAAATTGCTGTACTTGAAGAACAGAAAAAGGCTGCCCTTGCAGTTATTGCTCAAGAAGAAGAACAAATTTATCAATTCAAACAACAACAAACTGCAGAACTTAATGCTGCAAATGCAGAATTAAAGAAAAAACAAGATGCTTTGGTTGCAATTCAAAAACAAATGGAAGATCAATTAAAACCACTTGAAGATCAAAAAACAAAGTGGGAAGAAATTAAGCATAAGTTAGAATTGCAACAAGCAGAATTAGATAAAATTCCAACGACATTAGAAGAAGCAAAAACAAAGGCTGGAGACCTTGCGACTAAGATTGCTAATATTGGTACAGCAGCAAAAAATGCAGCAGCAGAAATTGCAGCAATGGTGGCAGCAATAGGTGCAGCACAAGCAGCACAAGCAGCAGCAGCAGCAGCCCTGGCAGCATCACAAAATACTGGCAATGGTCCAGATGCATTATACGATCAAAAATTAGCAGCAGATGCAGCAGCAGCACTCAATAAACTTACAAGTGGTCAAACATTAACTGCAGCAGAATATGCTTTACTTGGAATGACACCCCCAACTTCTGGTCCTTCTGTATCATTAGGTGTTGGTGGAGATCAAGGAAATCCACTTGTTGGAACAAGATTAGTTCCAGGAACAGGTATTTATAATGGTAATGTTTTTGTTCCTCCACAATATTATGCAAGTGGTGGAGAAGTTGCGGGAATGTTTAAGAAAAAGGGTACTGATACAGTTCCAGCCATGCTAACTCCTGGTGAATATGTTATTAATAGACATTCAACAAAGAAATTTAGACCAATGCTTGATAAAATAAATAAGGGTAAGCACCCTCACGGCGAACACGAGGGTCGTGGAGATGGTGGTAAGCCAGGGGATAATGGTAAGCCAGGAACTGGAACTAGCACTAGAACTGGTTCAACAAGAGGTGGAGAAGCCAGAAGTTACGATCCTGGATTCAAAGGTACAACTGGAGACCTAAATGCTCCATCATTTGCTAACGGTACAGTCGGCGATGGAATGACATCAAACAATGGCAATAATTCAAATGCTACAGGATATCAAAATGGAACAGGCGGAAACACAGGAACTAGTGGTTCTGGCGGAGGAGCACAATCATCTGCACAACAAGCATCTGCTCAAAAAGACTTATTAGCAATTGAAAAACAAATTGAAACTGTTTTAAAAGCAATTGCTGTTTTAGAAGAGCAGATTACAAATGCCATGAGCATGCAACTTCAAATTGAACAACAAGTTCAAGCAATTTATACAAAACTTCCACAACTTGCAATACAACTTATTGCACAACTTAAACTTGAAAAAGATTTTGCTACATCAATTTTAGAATTATTGAATAAAGAATATAAAGTATTTGAGCAAATCCTTACAGATGAAATATTAATAAATGCACAGAATAATATACACAAAGAATTCTTATTGTATGCCTTAGATAAGGTGACTGGATATCCTAAGATATTCTCTTGGCTTGATCAAATGTGGTTAAAGATAAAGAATAATATTAATCCTGAACTTTTATTTTCAATAGAAAACTTTAAACAATTAATTATTAAAAATGAAATACTTTATAAAGCAATTGCTAAGGAATTGATTGATGCAATAGACAAAGCAAACACTGCTTTACAAAAAGTTCTTGGAACAATGTCAGGAATTGCTGCTAAAGCACAAGCAGCACTTGCTGCTATTATGGCATTAAATACCACCGTAGTTACAACTCATATTATTAATACTATTTATACAACTTCGGGCACTCCGCCAGGAGTAGCAACTGGTGGATCTGTGACCAACGCCAGTAATAATGGTGGCGGTATTCCAAAACTTTTCTCGTCTACTGGCGGAATTGTTCCTAAGTATTTATCAGTTGGTGGGAACTCAAGCACATTCCAACCAGTAGGAACAGATACTATCCCAGCAATGCTTACGCCTGGCGAATTTGTTATTAATGCAAATGCAACTAAAAATAACATTGATCTATTACAAAGAATAAATTCTGGTTCCACTATCGATACTGCCTCAATAAATAATTTTAAAAGATCTGCAAAAATGCCAACATTTACAAAGCCAACCTCAAAAGTTCAAAGTCTATCTGCACCAAGATACTCTAGTTCAAATCTTCCAAGACAAGCATCTTCAGAAATGAATACTGCAGTAGCAAAAACTCCAACATCAATATCTGACAACTCGGCAGTGTATAATTATAGTGTAAATGTAAATGTAAATGGAACAGAAGCAGGAAATCCAAATGACATTGCAAATGCAGTAATGAGAAAAATTAGAGAAGTTGAATCACAACAAATTAGAAAGCAGGTTTCTAGATAATGTCTGAAGGCATGTATATTTATGGAGACCCATCAGTAACCAATGCAAAAACAGGTAGAAAGAAATATTCAAGACCACAAGCAATGCTATGGTCTAATAATCCTGGAAATTTAGTTTATAGAGATCCATCAAATACAGAATTAGGAAGCGTATATGTTCCATCTGGTTATGAGTCTGGAGTAAATTTAACAGGTGTAGAAGATTTAGAAAATGCAGATTCTTTTATTATTCTTTCAGATGATAATAGAGCAGAAATTTCTGCAACTCCACAAAGAATTGAACAAAGAAAAAGAATGATTAATGGAACTATGAGATCAAACTTTGTTGCTGACAAATTAAATCTTTCTACTTCTTGGACAATGCTTCCTTCAAGGTCTCACTCTTCATACCCAAATTTTAACAAAGATAATGGTGGAACATCATATTATCATACTCAAGGAGAGTTTACATCAGATGGTGGAGCAGGTGGTGTTGAAATATTAAATTGGTATGAAACACACACAGGACCATTCTGGGTATTTTTATCATATGATAAATATTCAAACTTTGGAAATGACAATGATGCAAAACTACATCTTTCAGAATATAATCAGGTTATCCAAATGTATATCTCATCATTTAACTATTCAGTAGTTAAGCGTGGTGGTGGAGTTAATGGATTTGGGCATGATCTCTGGAACGTTAGCGTTTCATTGGAAGAGGTATAATGTTTCAAAATGATGATTTAAAAAAACATCTTGAAGAATCTTTTACTGTAGAGTCGCAAACTGCAGTTGTAGCAGAATGGAATATGAATCTTCCTGGAAATATTTTTAAATTAGGTAATTATCGTTATAGAAAAAATGATACAAGATATAGTGCATTGCCAAATATTTTTGATAAACTAGATGTTGGAAATTTTTATACTGGAGCGACAAACTCAGATATTGTTATTGAAAGTGGTTTGCAAGAAGATGAAGTAAATCCAATACTTTTTGCTTATCCTAAAATAAAAGAAAAGTTATATTTTTCATTAGAGGATTGTATTAAACCATTTAGACCAAGATCAGGAATTAATAAAGCGGTATATGGTAAGAATAGATATTTTCCAAACATAGGCAAAAATATGTATTTAAGACCAAGATATTACATGCCACACAAAGATGATGAATTTAAATACTGGAGATCTTATAGAACCGAAAGTTTTAATGGAGGCTCAGATGGCGATGGAGGAGGAACAATAGTTCCACCACCTCCAGTATGTCCACCACCAGTTACTGTAACGGTCAGTATAACGGGTGTAGTGCGTCATATAGAGGCTTCTGGGGGACTTTGGACAGGTTCTATAGAGAAGTTAACGTCAACGTCTCCATTGGTCGTAGGAGCACTTGTATCATCTACAAATGGTCCAGCAAAATTAATAGGTGCAACAGCAACAGTTTCATCAATAACCCCCAGTGGAGGTACTGGTCCATTTACCGCAACCATATCTGGACTATCATCAACATCTAATGTGGCAGTTGGAGATAGGTTGACAGCAATTCCTGGAACTGGCAGACTCTATGGTGGAAATCCAACTTCAGTTATTGTTACAGAGATTATAGGTTCAACATCTTTAAAATATAGCGTAATTAGTGGAGGAACTCCACAATCTGGAAGCATAAGCAATTTATATGTAAATGCTGGATCCTTGGGTTCTGGTAAAGTAAAAATTAAATCTATTGATAAAAATGAAAAAAGTGTTACTTTTATTACAACTGGCGGTACACAACCAGTCGCTGGATATATTAGTGGTGTATCTACAATAACATATCAACCAATAACAAATGCAAATAAAGAATATGGTATATCAAAAAATAATTCAGAGACAATAACTACATATGGAGTATCCTCTTCTTCTAACATAATTGATGATGCTAATCCATTTGTTGTATACAAAGAAAGTGTCCCAGCAAATAGATTAATTGTAAAGGTTCAGACACATGTAGGAGATATTGATTTAGGTCCATTTAAAACAACATCTGGAACTACATTTAAAGATCCATTCTATGGTGATGCAAATAAAGTTGTTCCTAAAAAATTTAAAGTAGAATATTTAAATGATAATGATCAATGGATTACAGCATACACCTTTAATCAAAACTCATTAAGAGATGATGGAATATCTCCAGTATTTGGTAACGATGGATATCTTAGTTTACAATATGGAATAGAAATACCAATACAATATAAAAACAATTTTGTTTTTGTAGGAACCATTTCTTCTGAAAGTGTTTTACCACAAGAAAGTATTCTTGGATATTCCTATTTATTAATAGAATCTGAAAATACAAAAGGAGTTATGTATGTTTATAATGGTGGAACAAATTCTAACAAACTAGAAAATTACGATAGTTTTGTTCCAAAATATAACTGGCAAATAGGTACTGATGGTGTATATGAAAATACACAATTTGTTACAGACTTTACTAACCCTTCATTTTTTTATGAACAAAATGATAGAAATAAAATCTTTAGAGAATTTGTTTTTGTAAAAGGAATAAGGGTTGCAGTTGAGACAATGAGTATTCCAGATACATCATTTGATTTAATTGAATTTTCACCAAGATTAGTATCAAATATAACAGACATGATGGTTGATTTTCAAGTAACTAAAGTTCTTTCAGACCTATCTAGTGCCTCATTACCTGTTGGGCAACTATTAGCCTCTACTGGAAAGATAAATCTTTTTGATAATGATGAATCATTTAATATAAATAATATTTGGAATGGAGAATCTGGAAGTATTATCTCCAAGTATGTTCAAAAAAATGTAAAGGTTACATTCTATGAGGTCATAAATAATGTTAACAATGTAAACTACTACGTTCCACTTAAAACTTTATACTCAGATGGGGTTCCACAGGTTGATCAAAATTCATCCAGTATTTCAATGAACTTAAGAGATTTTTATTTTTATTTTGAATCCATAATTGCTCCAGAAATACTATTGACAGATGTATCATTAAGTCAAGCAGTAGCGATTCTATTAGATCATATTGGTTTCTCAAATTATGTATTTAAAAGATTGCTATCAGAAAATGATCCAATTATTCCATATTTCTTTATTGCACCACAACAAAATGTTGCACAGGTTTTATCACAAATTGCAATGGCAACACAATCTGGAATGTTCTTTGATGAATATAATAATTTTGTTGTTATGACAAAGGGATATCTTTTAGATGATACTAATACAAGAGCATTAGATTTTACGTTTTATGGAAACGAAACAAGTTTATCAAACGGAGCAATAGAAAACCAAATATCTGGAAAACTTCCAAATATTATTTCTATATCTTCACAAGATAAAAAAGTTTTTAATGCGGGAACAATAAATTATACAAGTAGATATATACAAAGATCATATGGAACAATAAAGCAATCTATGCTTGATGACCAAGAAAAAACATGGATATATAAGCCAGTTCTTTTGTGGGAAGTTTCAGGAACAGAAATGACTAAATCACAAAATTCAGAAAAACAATCTACTTATACTCTTGCTGCAATGCCACTAAATGGTGATATATCAAATGTAGTTCCTTATGTTTTAAATCATCAATTAACAAATAATATTATTGACTTTGGTGAAAATATATACTACATAACAAGATATCAGGGATATTTTTATGCAAATTCAGAAATTATAAAATATGATGCAGTTCAATTTAACATAACTGGAATTGGCAATGTTTGGATTACTAGTAATTCTGAGTATCAAAATTATTTTTCTAAACTACCATTTAATGGAAAAATATATCCAACAGGGCTTGTAAGAATCTATACCGAACCATACTATGAGACTATTAATGGTATAACAAAGTTAAAAAATGGATCTGTTTCAATGCATGGTCGTGGTCAGTTTGGAACGACTGTAACAACACATAACTCTGGACTTGATACAAACTGGTCCAATAATGACTATGTTCAGGGTTGCAAAATGGATTCAAAATATATTTTTAATACAGATCCAAACTTTGTTGATTCTATAAATGGAATATTAGATTTAGCATCAAGTACTACTGGAACAGTTACAACCATTACCGTTTTAACTGGAGGATTTTCTGCAGTAATTGAAAATATGATAGACACATCTGGATTTCAAATTGGTAGCGCAATAGTTGCTACATCTGGAACTGGTTCCCTATATGGTGGTATACCAGTATCTTGTGCAGTAAATAAAATTTTAAGTAGCACATCTATTGAATATGTTGTTGAGGGTGGCACAACACCTGTTGCTGGAACAATAAATAATATTACAGAAGTTTCTACTTCTTTAAAACTTCCTGATACAGTAACAGGTACTGCTGGAGTTGCAAAAGAAAAAGCAAAATCTTCACAAAGAAATGGCGTTATAAAAAATTTCCTATCTTCATTTTTTTCATCAGATAGTGCTATTAAATATTTAAAAACAACAAGTGCTGGAACTATACAGTCTTCTGCTCTTGTGTTTAATGGTCCAGAGTTTTCAACATCAGAAAATCCAAGAGATTATGTTTCCTATGCATGGAAAAATTTGTCAGAACCGTATAAGCATTTTGGAACTAGGATAAGAATTATTGGCAAAGTAGAAACGGCATCGTCAAACTCTCAAAGTTTGGTAGGTGGATCAACATATTACAACATACCAGGAATAGATCCAACACAAACAGTATCAATTGGTGGAGGTTCAGCAGGAATATGCATTGCAAATCCAGCAACAAATAATGGATACTATTTTGAGATAACAGCATTAACAACTTCAGATATTTCAAGTTATCAAAATACAAACAGTACAACTGGAGAAATAACGGTTGCTTTAGATAATGTTAATTTTTATAAAATTAAAAGAAATAAAGGAGCAACATCAGATAACGATTCTGCCGTACCAATTAAATTGTGGGGTGGAGTTGCAAGCATCATTGTTGATGATGGAAACTTTACTGGACAATATCGAATTTCTGGAGAACAGAATCCAACAGTATATGATTTATCAATTGAATATGTAGATGTTAGTTCAACAATTAGAACTTTTTATCTTTACATTAATAATAGATTAGTTCAAGTAATAACAGACTATGAACCATTACCTATTGTTGGAAATACCGTAGGTCTTTTTGTTCGTGGTTCAGCAAAGGTAATGTTTGAAAACGTATATGCTATAAATAGAAATTATTCCGATAATTCAACCTTTGCAATTGATGCTCCAATATCTGAAATATTTGGGGGAAATAGTGAAGAAACAACTACTGCAAGTGATGTAATGTCAAAATACGCTGTAAGTGGTGTTGTACAAAAAACATTTTTAAGTGGAATAAATGCAAATGGATCTTCTAAATATAGAATGTTTTATGATGAATTTGGTACAATTATGAGAGAATGTGAGTACTTTAATATTAAATATGATAAGGCTTATCCAGCGCTATATGCTAAAATTTCTAATACATTTAATAGAATAAGAGGCTATGTAGTTTCTGGATTTATGGCATCTTCCTATGGAGCAGAATTTTTAATATTTAATGCAACAGATACAGCATTAAGTCTTGATGAAACTTCTGGAAATTATTTAAGAATACAAGGCGTAACATTTACTCAAGATACAACTCATTCATTAACAGTAGATGATTACTATAAGAAAAAGGGTAGTCTATCAAATCCAACATTAAAGGGAGATAGCGCTATTCAGTCACCATTTACATATATTGAAGACTATGATAAAATAACAACAAGTAGGATTCTATATGGAAAAAATGAATTTTCACTAGATAGTCCATATATTCAAGATCAATCAACAGCAGAAGAGTTAATTGGTTGGATTGCTAAGAAAAATTTAAAGCCAAGGAAGATGGTTGGTTTAAATATATTTAATATTCCAACACTTCAACTTGGAGATGTTGTAAATATTCACTATAAAAATTCCGATGGTATTGATATATTGGGTTCAGAGACTACTAGATATACAGTTTACAATATTGATTACAGTAAATCTTCTGAAGGAAGTAACATGACCGTATTTTTGAGTGAGGTATAAAGGTGCTTGCATATAATTTAATTGATGGTGGAGGAGCACCACCACCTCCATCACCTACTGCTAATGTTAGCAGTGTTGACACTTCAAGTCTTGCTGGAATTGCTGTAGCATCTGATCCAAATCTTCAAGCCTTGCAAACAGCAGCAAATCAAGCAGCAATCGATGCTGCTCAAAACCCTGGAGCAGGAGCAGATGCTCAACATGATGCAAGAGTGGCTGCAGCAGCAGCCCAAGCGTATGCAGATGCACTCGCTGCAGCATTGGCTGCATCAAAGCCAACACCAACTCCAACACCAACTCCAACTCCAACACCAACTCCAACACCGACTCCAACTCCAACACCGACTCCAACCGTTCCACCAATAGTTGTTCAGCCACCAATTGTTCAACCATACATTCCTCCATACACTCCTCCATATGTCCCTCCAGTTGTTCCACCAACACCACCTGTGGTTACTCCACCACCACAAGTAGTAATCCCAACACCACCAATTAAATCTGGAACACCACAGTATGTTTTATTTGATGATCAAGTTGTTCCTTATGAAATTATGGTTGATTTATTATTTGAAGATATTGGTGGAGAAGAGTTATTAACAATTGCAAGATCTGATACTGTCAATGGTCAAGAAATTGCTTACCAACCATTTAAAAATTTAGGAATTATTCAAAATCAGTATAATCCAAATAATATTATTAAACTTCAGCAAACATCTGAAACATTTTTTTCTAATTTTCCGATACAACTTAATTCAAGAATACCAAATGTAGGAGATGGTCCAAATGGGAAAACGGTATACTTAAATACAGAGGCTCTTAATGTATATAACAGAACAAATATAGAGGTTGGAG